ACTCGGCAATCTGACCCGCGCTGAAAGCCAGACGCAAGGCAGCCTCTTCTCCATGTTGGGCGCCCCGGCATGACCCGAACACGGACGCTGGTGGGGGAGGGGGAGCCGTTCACATTTGTGCTGGATGGTGTGCTGCCGATGTCGTGGAACCAGCTCAATCGTTCAATCGATCGGTTCTCCCGCAGCAACGCCGTGAAATCCGTCCACAAGGCCGTAGAACGCGCCTGGGTGGCAGTCTCACCGAAGCCGCCACTGTATGACGTGCCGGTTGCCGTGACCTGTACCGCCTATTTTGGCAAGGGTCAACGCCGGTACGACTGCGACAACCTCACCGTCAAGAGTCTGCTTGACCCACTCAAAGGCGTGCTGATTGTCAACGACAGCCCGGACTACGTGCCGAGCGTGACCCTGATCAGTCTGCGCGATAACGACCGCCCCCGCACCGAATTGGCATTTGTGCCGGTGCCGCCCACGCCCCGACGACCGAAGACGAACAAGGAGAAGTGATGACAACTGACGCCTCACGTGAATTACTTGGTCAATTAGTTCGTGATGAATGGATTGCATGGGCCAAAGAACAACCAAACCCGAAGGCCAGTTGGCTTGTTCCTTGGGAAAAACTATCGGAGCCAGACAAGGAAGTAGACCGCCGCATCGGTGAGCGCATTTTCAGCTTCACGCTTGCGTTGGTGCGGTGATGACCTACGCCATCGCGGACTATTTGACCGACGAGCAGAAGCGCAGGGCGTGTGAGGCGGTGTACGTGCCGCTGAAGGCTGATGGTCGATTGCCGCGGGCCAATGGGTGCTGTCCGCTGGGCGTCGCATTGTGGCCCGGTGAATCTGCGGCATGTCCGATACCGATCAGTGTCTTTGATCGACTGGTTTCGCTTGATCAGGTGATAGACACGAATCGGAACCTCACCGTTGTCATCGACGGCGCGGCAGATTTTATGGACGCCTGGGACAAGGGAGAGATCACCGACCTGTACGCCGCGCTGGGGGTGGAGCGATGACTGACCGCGAGACGCCGCGACCGGACATAGACCTGATTGAGTGTATCGCCGACAGCTTGCTGGCACCGGCAGGTATCGCATCGGTGCTTATCAAAGAGGACTTACTGGCCTGCATCGACTACATCCGCGCCCAGGACGCCCGTATCGCCGCCCTCGAAGCCGAGGTGCAGGCGGTACGAAAAGAGTTGATCGAGCAGGTTGCAAAGATGGCTGATGACCGCGCCATTGAGGTGTGGATCGGAGGCTATGCGGGAGACTTGCACCGAAAGGATGAACTGCATCGCTTCGCCGATGAACTGCATCGCTTCGCCGATGAAGTCCGCGCCCTCATCTCCGCCGAGGAGGTGCAGCATGATTGAGTACCTGACACCCGCCGACCTGGACGCGCTCACCGATGCCATCACCGCCGCCGAAGCCGGTGACACCGTGGCGCAGTATCTGCTAGCGAGTGATGGCGCGATGTCACGCCTCATCGCCCAGGCCCGTCTCGCGCCGGACCCCGACGCCCTGCCACTCAGTGTCGCCATGCGACTGGCCCGCGAGCGCACCGAGGCAGGGGCCGAGACGTGGATACAGGTTCCACATGCGCCAAAGCCGTTTTTGTTGCGCCACGCACCGGACGAAAACCCGTATCACGGCGAATGGGTTTGCGGGGATGTGTTGACCGGCGGGCATATCGCCTGGGGATGGGTGACGTTTGAGGCGGATGTCATCGAATCCGCCGCCTGCCGACTGGTGACGCCGGAAGAAGGCGAGCGGCTGCTGAAGGGGGAGATGTGAGCAATCTCATGCTCTCGGTCCACGGCCCGTACGACGGCGACCGCACCGAATCCCGATCGTACTTTTACGACCAGCAGTGCGTCGGCACGAGCTTCAGCCGTGACGGCAAGCACTACTACCGGCCCACCAGGTCCAACGAGCGCCCAGTGTTTGACACGCTGGACGCGCTGATGCGGCATGCCAAAGCGACGGCGATGGGGGAGAAGTAGATGGAGCCGCTGGCCTATGTGATGTGCCGTTCCTGCATGACGGGCGTTGAGGCAAGCGACACGGGGTATCCAACCAGAAGTGTTGGGTACTGTGCCTCCTGCAAGGTGCTGACCGACGAAGGGAACTGCTGGATGTGTGGGCGGTTTGCCAAGACCCTGCGGCCCGAACATGGCTTCTGCCCGGATTGCCTGCTTGAAAGCGACGAAGACCCGACAAAGGCCGCGCTAGAACTCTGGCCCGATTGCGTGACATGTGAGTTCTGCACTGAGCGTCCAGTTGAGGACGACATCACGGTAATGCGGCGGAGTGCTGCCGAGCAGTGTCAGGCGCAGCCGTGCAACTGGAAAGCAGCCACAGGCACCACGCCGTGGGATTGTCCACTGGTATCCGCCGCTTGACGCCGACAGAGGCAGAACGGCTTCAGGGATTCCCGGACGGTTGGACCCTGCCGCACAGCGACACCAATCGCTACCGAATGCTGGGGAACGCCGTCACCGTCAACGTGGCCGCAGCAATAGCAGCCAACGTCCGCCGCGCCTTCCCGGACGGCCAGCCATGACGTGCGTCCATTGCGGCAAGCCCACCCAGCGTATGTGGACCGGGGACGGCTACGAACGCCGATGCCTCTGCCAGTACGTCCTGCCGCGTCCACCTGGCGCATGGACCATTCAGCAAGCCGTGGCGTACTACCGCCGTTCCGGCTGGACCTATGCCCGCATTGCTCAGCACCTGGGCACCACCGAAGCCAGTGCTCGCGTGTCGATGTCCCGCGTACACCACAAGGACACCCGAAAGGAGCCGTCGCAATGACCACCCACTACGGCCCACTCCGTCTCCCCATCATCACTCCCACGTCGCTGTCGTCGATGGTGGAGCCGTTGCCGGCAGAAGGAAGCCCAACGCCGCGCCGTCGCCGGACATTCACCTGCCCGCATCTCCGTATTGACGGAGAGCCGGTTGATCTCTTCCGCCCCAGGAACGCGCAATCCAACGGGCAAGACATCAAAACCGGGTATTGCACCGTGCGCCGGGTCGGTATCACCGGGTCACTGATTGTCGACCTGTGTGGATGCAGTTGGGCGCGAACATGTCCGTTCCTGCCGGAAGACACGGCATCGATACGGCAACCTATTCGGGTCATACGTCCGGCAGTCATGCCCATCGCACCGGCTCCAGTGATTAAGACTCGGCACTGTCGAAAATGCGGTGAAGACAAGCAGGTTGATCTATTCACCCAATACACCGCCACGTCTTTTGGTCACACATGCCAAGCGTGTAAGGAGGCATGGGACGCCACGTTGAAACAGCGACAAGCGCAAGTCATTGAATTGCGTAACAGCGGGATGCCCCGCCAATCCATTGCCGACACACTCGGTATTTCGTTCAGCCAGGTCAAGAACGCACTGCGGACGCGTGCCGCATGACCACTCCATACGGCAAACTCTCCCGCCTGGTCGCCAACGATCACCCGCGCATGTACCCACCGGTACCAGCGTCCCCGGATTCGGAACAAGACCGCCGCTGGTGCTGGACCGGCAAGCACCTCACCAATGACCCCGAACGCTGGCCTGACGATCGGGGATGCAGCACACACCCGACTGACCTGCCTCCGCTACGGACGATCAACGGCTGGCGGACCTGTGGCACCTGTCACCGGTCCCGTCGCCCGTCCGCATACCTGCTTGGCTACACCGCCAACGGTGTGCGGGTCTGTGATAGCTGCGGTGCCGGATGAACGACACCAACCCGTCGGAGAAACATTGTTTCAAGAAGCGCGTGTTCTACACCCGCGCCCACGCCAAAGCTGAACTGAAAAAAGTCCGCCGCGATCTGCGGGACAACGACCTGGAAATCTACCACTGCTACACCTTCGACCACTGGCACATTGGCCACAAATGGCGCACCGCATAGCCTGGAAGGAGAGAACGCCATGAGCGAAGACACCCCGCGCTACCTCACCGACGCCCTGGCCGCTGCAACGAAGGGCGAGACGATCGCCCAGGAACAGGAAGCCGCCGAATTGTTCACCGTGGACGTGTCCGATATTGCGGCAAAGCAGAAATTTTACCGCGAACAACTGATCGAATACGGACTCCCGATGAACGTCGCCAATGACAGCGTCGTAGAGATGGCAGCGGCCTACTGGACGCAGTGGTTCCGGCAGCAGGGGAACGTATGACCACCGACCTGACCCGTGAACAGGCGTACACCGCCATGCGTGAGGCCGGATACTTTCCGGTTCTTATCACTCGGTGCGAAACCAGTGGATCACTGGAAGGGGTGATAAGCGTCACCTGGGATGTCACCGGCTATGACGACGGGATAGAACAAGTCTGTACCGGATCGACATTGCGAGAGGCCGTGGACGCGGCGATACAGGGAGCCAGATGAGTCATTTGCGGTAGAATGGGAGCGGCAGGGCTTGAACCTTGGGACGGCTGTACCGTCCGTTTTACGACGAGGAACAAGCCCTGCTCGTTTTTATTTGCTGGGTACTTGACTGACAGCGCCGATTCACCATCGCCGGCGCACGATCCACGCTCAAATCACCGCCCGGTTTATTTGACGGGTATTTGATCGCCTGCCCAGTGAGTGATCCAAATCACCAAAATTGCCATCTCTACCTATTGACATTACGGGACACTACGGGATAAGATACTGACATCAGAGCAAACGGTCCGGCGAGGGTGCAACCTCCCGGACCCGGCACCGACCATAGGAGGGTCAGATGCAAGCGAATGGTATCCGGGTCGCGGTTAGCAAGAACAACTTTTCGACCGGTCTCAAGTACGCCAAGCAGCTCGGCGGTAAGTTCGACGGCGCGACGAAGACCTGGATCCTGCCGGCGACCGAGACGGTCCGCAACCACCTGCGCGTCGCCGGCGTCTACGGACTGGTCATCGCCAATCCGGTCGCCGGTCACGACGCAGGATGCAGCGCTTACTACATGCCTAACGGCGTCTGTGAGTGCCAGGAGTGAGCACCGTCATCAAGGCGCTCACGATCCAATCGCGTGGCCGCAAATACTGGACCGTCCTCTCAGGCAAATACACCGCCAAGCTCATCATCAACGACGCCACCGACGAGCTGGAGATCGGCCAGACCGTCGTGATCGAAGTGATTGACCGAACCACCCGCAGCCGGTTTGGCGTCGACGTTATCTATGAGCCAGTCGAAGTGCGGCACGACCTCAGCCAGCAAGACCTGGCCGCCGAGCTGCGCGACCTGGAGACAATGGCCCATGGATAGCACGACGAGGCCGACCCAGCTCCTCCACGCACTGACCCGCGACTATCCCGACCTGTCGCGGGTGGTTGATCAATTCTGGCAGGGCAAGGGCACGGCCCTGCCAGACTGGCCCGAGTGGTGTTTTCTGCCGATGGCGGCCTGGTACGCCATTGCCAGTTATCGTCTCCAGCAGCAGCGACTCGACATCAATCAGGCGCGCGAAGTCTCCCGGCTCGCCGCGATCGGATCCTGGCGCTACACGCAGGGTGTCTATGTCATCGATCCCACGCTGGCAGCCGCCCTGCTCGACACGCCGATCACCGGCAACCTCCCGGCGAGTGTCCTCTACCGGCTCCCGGAATGGTGTGTCTATCTGCCGACACCGGGCCGCACCTGGGGCGATCACCCACTCTACGGCTTTTTTGCCCACCTGGAGCAAGATACCCATACCGGGCGCACCGAGCTGCGGATCGTGCTTGACAGCGAGCCGGGGCTGATCGGGATGCCGATCCACCTCGGCGATTGGTCGGTCCGCGATGCGGTCGATCGCGCCTTCACCGAGGCGACCCACCAGGCGGCAGCTGTATCGGTCGCCTTCGCACCGCCGGCGACGACCATCGCTCGGATTGCCGAGCAGATGACGCCGCTGATCTCGCTGCTGCTGTATCTCTGTGCTGACCAGCCCGAGGTGGATCCCGGTCGTCAGCCAGGGATTTCGGCTGATCGTCCATCACCAACCAAAACCAAGCAGGGATGGCGGTGGTTTCCGCCGGTGCGTGCCCGGGTGTGGCCGATTGGCGCGGTCATCGGGCAGGCGGTCCGGGATGCTCAGGCAGCCGGCGGCACTGGTGGCACGGTCCGTCCGCATGTCCGGCGGGCGCACTGGCACGGCTACTGGACCGGCCCACGAGATGGTACCCGCACGTTTGTCTACCGCTGGCTGCCGCCAATGTTGGTCGCGAGTGTGCCGATGGAGGACGAGTAATGCCCGTCAAATCCGGTGGAACCTGTCCGGTGTGCGGTGTCTCGATCGACCGGCGTGCATCGGCATGCCGGCAGCATCGGCAAAGCAATCTCACCCTCGATCATCAACGCGCCGCCAGCGCTAAGCGGTGGCCGGCAGCTCGTGGAGGAGCCGACATGACTGTTATCCAAGCCGCGCCAATTCGCGCCTACGAAGGACCGAATTGGCTCATCGAAATCACCGGGCCCTGGAAGCGGGGAGGCCGCGCCGTCGGGAGCGATGAGCCCGTCAAGGTGCTCGACCGCAACATCATGGGCTGGGGTCCCGCCAACGCCGTCATTGAAGTGACCAACCGCGAGGGCTGGCGACGGCACATGCTGGCCGAACTGGCCGAAGCGGGATGTTCAACCAACGAGACCACCCCTTAAACGCCAAAACGACCGGCCAGGGTTTCCCCCAGCCGGTCGAGCGTCGTACAGCAGGCGTGTCTTAGAGGGTTGTGGGGTTGTCCCCAGGCGGGTCCGGCGCCGGTGGCGTCTTCCGGTCTGCCGGACTTCGGACCACGTATATCATCATCGCCAGACCGCAGGCAATAGCCGGTGCCCAGGGGACACCTTGCACCACCAGGCCGGTGACTCCACCGAGGACGCCCGCCAGCAACGGCCCGACGACGAGCAACCAGAGACGCGGCACGCCCTCCTTGCCCAGCGCGGCGAGCAGCGCACCAACGGCGACACACACGATCGCCGCGATGGCGATGACCTCTGGCGGAAAGACTGCCGTGAATTGCGAGAAGTCCATTTACCCCTCCTTGGTTCCAACGTAAAACCAGTGCGACCGCCACGGCACCGTCAATGAGCCGTACTTCGTCGTGATGGTCTGTACCCCGGCCAGGCAGTAAATCCCCGGCCTGGTATCGATCGGCAGCTGGGCTACCGCCGCAGAACGCGAGCTATAGCCCGCCGGAACGGACGCCTCCAGGGTGTTGATGAGGACGCCACGCGGCTCCCCCGAATCGCTCAGATAGACGAGGTTCTTGAGTGCCCCTTCGACGCGCACCGACCGGCTGATGGTGAGGCTGATGGTGTCGCCGGGCTGGTACATGGCGCGATCGGTGGGCATCCCCGGATCGTCGGGCGCGTCGGTGTCCGGGTAGGACAGCAGCGGCACCGGGTTGAAGTACGTCTCGTAGACGTAGACGCCGGTGCTGATGTTGGTGGAGATGACGCCACACATCGCGGCCGCCAACAGCATCACGACGACGAGGCGGACCGAGACGAGCAGCCGGCGGTCCAGCACCATACGGATGGGTCCGGTCAGGTCATTCATGCTTGTCTCCTTTGCCCCGGAGGTCGCCAAGGAACGACGCTGCCGCCCGGAGGCCGCCCGGGAAAAGTGCGCCGGCGACAATGAGCGCACCACCGTCAATGCACGGCGGAATGTCGACGCCGTTGATGACGCCGTAGGTACGGAGCCCCCCCCAGAGGGCGAGGACTGACAGGCTGGCGATGAGCTGAGCGACCCTGGTAACGACGAGGAGCCAGGTAGGCTCGTGCGGTTCGGGCGAGGGTGCGCCAGGTGGCGCGTGCTTTCGGGCAGGTCGCCTCACGGGCGGCTCCGGCTCCGAGTCCGAGGCAAAGGCATGCCACATCGGCCATGACAGCGAGAGTTCCATCGAACACATATCCCTCCTGCCACCTGGCGGCGGCTCCGTGGTGAAGGTCTAGCCCAGCAGCTGCCGGGCGCGATCGAGGGCACGGGTGTAGTTGCCGACGTTGCCGGCAAACTGCCCGGACGGTGGAGCCCAGCCGCCGGTGTTGTACCGGTAGAGGGCTTGCATGACGGCGTCGTTCTGGCTGTAGCCGTTGCGCATGCGGTCGTGGTAGCTGTCGGCAAGCTTCTGGGTCATCAGTGGGATGGCGTTGTTCGGGTCGAAGAGCCAGGCCCGGACGACGAGCACGTTCTCGGGCGTCATCGTCTGGTTACCGACCGGCGCGAACCGGACAATCTGCTGGCCGACACCAAAGGAGCAATCGAGCGGGGTGCCATCGGACGCCATCTGGTCAAGCACGGCCTGATCGTCGTCCAGCGGCGGCGTCTTGACGGCGGCCGCGCCCCAGGCGGTCCGGTAGCCCCAGCGTTCGGCGTACTGGCGGATGCCACTCTCGGCAATGGCACAACCCAGTGGCAGGACACGCGGGATTCCGTGGACGTCGGCGCGCTGCAGGATGAGATCGACCATTTCCTGCTGGGTCCAGTCGCGAACGGCGACATGGGCATATTTGCGGCGATCGATGATGCGCTGGGCTTCAAGGACCGCCGCCTGGATTTCGGCATCGCCAACAGCTTCAGCGGCGTTGTAGACGTCGCCCAGCCCCAGCCATGCCAGGTCGTATTCACCGGGCAGCGTCATACAACTGCCTCATAAGTCGCCTCGAAGATGTCTGGCTTGCAGGGATAGAACTCGCCGGCGACACCCCGGATGATCCAGTCGCCGACTACGGCACGCATCTTCCCTTCGAGCGTGACGATGTAGATGTCCGTCCCGTTGTGCCAAGCACCGATCTCATCTCGCCCCTGGTTCACCCAGTTGACGATTCGGTCCATCGTTGGAGAGCCGAACTCATTGTTAGTCGTGAACTGCTCAGCCTCAATCACGACTGGCTTCTTGCGGAATTTCACGGCTACCGCCCTTCCTTGCGGCGGACGATGGTGCGGTGGATGTCGCGGCCGCGTTCGGCGAGCTCCTCGTCCCCAACCGCTGTGGCCGCGTTCACGACGTCGCCGGCGCGTTCCCACATGATGTCGTAGGCCGGAGGAAGAGCGACCGGTACCGGTGCTGGTGGCTCCGGCGTCACGACGGGCGGCTGGACAAAACCGGGCACCAAATCGACAGGATACGGGCCAAAGACGCCACCGTCCCACGTCACGCCGTCCATCTCCACAATGCGGAGTGTGATGCCACCAACCACCGGGCCAGGGGTCGGGGTTGCCACCGGTGGCACGTTGATCGTGATGGTATGGCGACCGTTGCCAAAGGTGGGTAGCTCAGTGGTCAGGTTGGGTCCGTAGCGTTCCTCGGACTGGCTGCCGGGGATGATGGGATATGCGACGTCGGCGAACCCCTTGGCGATGCCGTCAATGCCGTGGGCGTCGAAGGTAAAGGCAACCTGGCCGCCCTGCTGTGCGACGGGACGGGAGACCGCCTCAATGATGGTGGGTATGGGCATGGTGACCTCCTGCGGCACGGAGGCCGCGAGACGGCGAACAACATCGATCGGCGGGACAAAGTTCGCCCAGTCGGGCGTGCCGCCAACGTGAAAGAGCAAGGCGACGGAGACGCCACCCTGCCGGAGAAGGCTGAGATACACGCGGAGCGCCTCACCTTTCGCGTCCCAAATTGCCGTTGGGTGACTGTCGCCCACCTCGTCACAGACGATCGGTAGGCCGATCTGCTTGGCGAGGTACAGACCGTGCGTGAGGAGTCCGGTGTCAATCTGGCCGTAGCCGTGGAGCCCGACGGCATCGAAGCGGGTGATGAGGCCCTGGCCGGCGGCGTACCACGCCTGTTCGTTCGCACCAACTGCGAGTGGCGGCGAGACGTAACGCACATCCGGGTACGAGTGGGCCAGCCACTCGGCCACCTGCCAGGCACGCGCCCAGTAGTCGGGTGATGGCGTGGCGTGGTTGTTGTGGTGGTTCGGCTCGTTGTCCACGATGACCGACAGAGCGCTGGTATACGGCAGGACCGATTCAATCGCGGCTTGCAGTTCCTGATACCGCGCACCCGGCAAAAACGTCACGCCCTCGTCAGCCTCTGGGCGCAGCACGACATGCATGCCACGCTGCCGGATACCGTCCAGCGTGGCAGGGGTGAGGTTGGACGGGCGGACCTTGATCGCACGGCTGCCGAGCACGTCGATTCGCGCCCATTCGTCGCCGGTCAGGTCGCGACTTTCATTCGGCGCTTCGAATCCCAACAGCATCAGCGGAGCGCCCAGAGCAAGACAGCACCAACGATGGCGGCGGCAACCTGGCCGAGCTCGCCGCTCGTCACTGTGGCTTCCGGTTCGTGGCGTTGCGCAGGATGTCATCAACGTTGAGCATCGCCGCCCGGACGCGCTGGACCTGATCGGCGGTGAGCCAGATGCCACCGGTGACCGGCGTCGGGTCAGACACAGGGACCGATGCGTCCAGCGTCACAACACCGAACCGCACCATGACCGTCATGTAATTGTTGCCCTGGTTCTCAGGCGGCAATTGCTCCGGGGTGTGGGCGTTCCAGGCGATGCCGATGCCGTCCATGTACGCCGATGGCAGGCTGTCCAACACCTTCACGCCGATCGGTCCGTGCTCGCCGTTGCGCGGCTGGTAGGCGTGGCTCTTCTCCGGTGGGTACATCACCATCGGGATCTCGACCTTGCCATCCGCCTCCACCCACGGGTTGTCAGGCAGGATCACCTGAATCGGCGCGGTTGCGGTGGCAATAAAATGGGCTTTGGCGTGCGTCTCCCAGATCTGCGCCGGATACCACGCCTCGGTCGCACCGGCCGGGATATGGTCGGCGCCGTCGTGAATCGCGAACTGGTAGATGCCCTGCAGGTAGGCGTAGGGCACTTCGACGCCATCCCAGCGGTAGCATTTCGGGGTCGATCGCATGGTTCCCTCCAGGAATCAGAAACCCGCCACGAGGGCGGGTGATGGTCGGTGCGGGGTGGGTTAGTTAGTTGAATGTCATCTTTCCTGCGTCTATCCAGATATCATAGGCAGGATTCGACATCGCCCCTGCTCTGTCGTTTACCGCTATAAAGAACTTCACGCTACGTGCGGTGGCATAGGTGCCACGAACAGAAGAAGCGGACAACGTAATTCTGGTCCATGTCCCGGTGGTGATAATCCCAGTACCACCAACCGAAATATCCCCTAATGACGCGCCACTGCCATCATCGCTTGCGTACGCAGTTAGCCAAATCGCGGCACCCATATCTACGTCAACACCGCGATTGTGCCTGACCCATAACTCGCCAGAAACACCCGTGTCGTGCGCTGGGATAACAACGATAACGTCGCTGATGAGATAGACAGCAGGGATATTGGTTTCGCCGTGATCGGCATTGATCCGGTACACCCGGTTGCCTTCAAGCCCACCAGTTGTTTCGTAGTAGCCCACAGGCGTAACTAACCCGCCTGCTGTCACCCAACCAGGGTGGACTAACCTGCTCCACCCTCGCGCATCGGTGTTTGCATTATTCGGGTCTTGGAAGTTGCCGTTCGGCGGTAAGCTTCCCTCGGCATAGAGTGACGCGCAAAACTGCCAACCACTTGACCAATTCGCGGTGTTTGGGTTGCTTTCGCCGGCTTTGGGCGTGTTCGATGGATAGGTTGCAGGCCCGTTACTGTTTCCGGCCCCGTCGGCAGCAGTGACCTTGAACCATCCGGTGAGGCCACTTGTCATCTCTAATGTTGTCTGAGATGTCGTGAACACATGTTTTACGGTGGCGCTGGAGCCAGAACTATCACTAGCTTGCCAGAGCCAGAACTCTTTGAACCCTTCATCCAGTTGGGAAGGAGTGGCAACAGTTGCCCCCGTCTGTGAGTTTCGGCTGTCGGCGTTAGTCGGAACATTGACGAGCACGCCACGCGGAATGCTCATAAACGTTACTTCGGACGGGTCTGGATACGGCGGGGCAAAGTCATCATCTTGCCAGGACCAATCACTGAGTAACCCGTTGCTACTTACCGCTGCTACGCCGATGTAGTTCCCATTCCCCTTCGTGGCCGGCACAGGGACAGCAGTCGCGTTGACGTCATCACCAATCAGGGTCGCCCCGGCACTCAACACCTGGGCGAGCGAAAAGGTGACGGTGAGGGCGGCAACGGCGCGAACAACGATGTAGCGGCGGACATCACTCATGGGTTCTCCATTGGCATCTTCCAGCACACGATCCCACGTAGCATTGATCACATGCGAAAGTTGCACAACTGTTAAGTTGTCTGGCGCGGCTGGTGGAACGGGTTGTTCCCAGCTCGTAAATCCCACCACATTCGACCACGGCCCCGGTTGTCCACTCGCATTCACAAACGCGATCCGCAGCTCGTAATCGGTTTCCGGGCGCAGGTCGGCAGGCACGATCGCACACGACAGGAGCGTGATGTAGTCGTCTTCGTCGTGCGCCTCTGCCGTCGTGCTCTCGACGCCGCGCCCCGAGGTGCTCGCGTTGAACCCGTCACCCAGGCTGGCGTCAGACGCGCCGTCGTGATTGACGACGGTCAGGGTGAACACGCCGCCGCCATCGTTGACGGCACGCGCCCGGATGATTTCGGCACCGATGCGCCAGTAGACCGGGTGCCCGGTCGGCACTTCCGCGATCCGGTCGCTGGGGATGGTGATCGCGATACTGGTTGCGCTTGCAAGGATGTTGGCATTCAGGGTGCCGCGCAGGATGGACGCCGGGACAATCGGAATATCGGCGCTGGCGTCCGCCCAGTCGGTCTGACCAAGCTCGCGGGTCTGTGTGCGAATCCCGTGCGCTCGCGCCTGGTAGACGCTGTAAAACCCTGGAACGATGGTACGCGGGAACAGGTACACCCGTGCTTTGACCGGCGCGTTCGGATCACTGACCGCGTTTTTGTTGCTGTCAGTCGCGGTGGATGACTTCGAGTAAATCCCGCCATTCGCGGCGCTTGGAATGGTCGGTACCGGCAGGATGGCGGCGATCGGCTCGCCAAAGCTGATGCGTGGCCCGTTGAGCACTTCCACGATCTGCCAGGAGGCGTCAATCACGCCACCCTCACGCACGGCTCGGACGAGCTGCCCCGGTGTGGTAGGAGTCCCGTTACCGCTCATCAGCTTGGTTTCGACGCCGGTTTCGTCGTCAAAATCGACAATGGCGTAGGCGGGTTGGCCGTCCATCGGCACTACATCGCGCACCGTGCCGATCTTGGTGTAGGCCGGTTGGTTGGCGACGTGCTGAATGTCACGCGGCAAGAGGGAGAGCGTCAATTCAACGGGCAATGACATCAGGCCACCTTGTACCGTTCGACAGTCAGCCGTCCGGTCTGCACGCCGCTGCGGTAGCTGTATTCGGTGCCGGTCACAAACACGTCGATCCCGTCAAACAACACCCCTGCCTCGTCCACCGGCAATTCGAGCCGTACCACGTCGCCGGGATCGATCGTGTCCATCTGTCCCATCGGCACGGTGAGCCGCCAGCCGCCATTGAGCCGCGCAAAGATGCTTCTGGCCCAGGCCTGCGCTGCTTTCAGGCTGGGTGCCCGCCGGTTGCGGACCGGTGCAGCGGGTGCGCCAAAGCGCGTTGGGCGTGCCGGATACGTCACCAGATACCGTTCCAGCGCCTTGTCGTTGATGGCGTCGAGCGTCACCTGGGAGACGTTGAATTGTTCGCGTTCCTCGGCTTCCAACTGGCCCCACACCGAATCCGTGCGAATGCGGATCATCGCCTCGCGGGTCACCGGCAGCCCCCAGACTCGCGGGTCCGGTTTGACCGTCACCACGCCGAGCGGACCATCGGAGACGAGCATCCCGGTCCGTTCCGCCCAGTCGGTGAGGGCTTCCCACCAGGTGCCGGAGCTGATCGACGCCCCGCGCACTTCGGGGCCACCGTAACAGCGGCGACGTGAGGCCGGGTATCCGGCCAACTCCAGGATCTTGTCAGCCACGTAGCCTGCGTCGAGGGTACGGCGTTCGCGTTCCCGGCGAGCTGCTGCGCCGCCGTCGCTGGTCGGTTCCGGCGTGGCATACGGCACGATTTCATTGATCTTGGCGCGGCCGCTATCGCTCATCTGTCGCACGACAATGGCAACCTCGGACACCGGACCACCACCGTGGGCAGAGAGACCGATATAGGTCCGGTCAGCCGACAACGCGCCATCATGCACGATGTCCCAATCCGGGTTGTCGCCCAGGAAGGTCACCGGGTCATTCGGGTTTGGCCGGCGACTGGCGAGAATCAGGCAATCGGACACATAGGACGGGCTCACACGCAGCGAGAGCGTGGTGCCGGGCGGCAGCGTCGTGCTGAAGGTGCGCGTGACCCCCGTCAGGCTATTGCCGCTGATGCCGGTGTAGAGCACCTGCCCGATCGACTCCGGGGTCGCAATCGGCGATCCGGTGTAGCCCGGAGTGGCGTACAGCGTGCCGGATGTCGGCAGCAGGGTATCGGACGGCGCGAGGATGATGGACGTTCCATTGTCCTGCGCCACCATCACGGCGGGCACCGGCTGGAAGCGCCGGAAGTCGAGTCCCACACATTGGTAGCTGTTGCGGGCTTCCAGCCGCTTGGCGCGTCCCTTGTCGCGCAGGTGCTTCGGGTTGGTGTCGTGGACCCAGGTCAGGGTGCTGCCGTTCGGGATCGTCGGGCCTGCGCCGGGTGCCCAGAACTTCGACACGCCGCCCGAGTAGTCGTACTTGATGACGCCGTAGAAGTTGCTGTCGTCGTGTGACTGGTACAGGAAGTCCACGCCCTGGGTAGTGCGTATCCGCTCACCGGGGACCAGCGCAGCGGGATAGCGTGCCGCCTGCCCGGCACCCACGCGCAGGATTCCCAGGTACTCGCCGTTGTCGCCAACCGTGGCCGTGTCGTCGGTATCGACGATCGCGGCTGTAAACTCGTTGAACGCCAGCCGGATCACGATCGACGTATCATCGCCGCCACGATTGCCGACTGGCCGGCCTTGCACCTCTTCCCAGTCCATCGCGGTGCCGCCGTCGTGCTGGATGAATGTTCCAATCACGTCGTTGCCGTCGTCGCCGCCGTAGCGATTGCCCTGGTAGACGCCGCCACCAAACGCATTCTTGCGCCGGATGGCGTACCCGGCAGGGATACCGTTGGGCGAGACGTTGACCGTACCGACAGTGGTAAAGCCCGTCGAGTAGCCGTCACTGCCACGGTAGCCCCAGACGCGCCGCGCTTCAATGCTGGTGGTGTTCTGATCAAAGGGTGTGCCGTCGGGCTGCTGGCCCCAGAACACCGTGGGAACCGTCACCGCGCCCCAGGCCACAAAGTCGGTCCACTTGTCAGCGAGAACGCCTGCCTTGATGCCTGTCCCGGTGGGCAGGGTGTTCTGGCGATCGGGGTTGACCTTCTTACAGCCGGTAAAGGTGTTCCCGCTCTTCCCGGTGTAGTAGATGCGGACTTCATCCAGCCCTTGCGGCACGAGGTGGCCACTGTCGGGGAAGTCGGCAATGGAGGAGCTGCACGCCAACTCGCCGTTGGTGCTGATGGTATCGCCGCCGCTTGCGACGGTCGTTTCCGGGCTCCCCGGTGCGGTGCGTGTGACAAACCGGACACCGCCGCGTGAGCTTTCGCGCAAGGCCACCCACCCGGCCTGGCGCTTGATGGCAAAGTTCCCGCCGATCCCTCGGTGCAACCGTGCCGGATCGAGTCCGGGCATGTAGCCGTCACACGATTGCCAATCGACAATCACGGTCCCTTCCGGCACGGTGTTCTGGGCTTCAAACCGGGCACGGTCGCGGCAGAGAATGGCCGTCGCGTTCCGGGCCAGCATGATCGGCTCGTCACCGCCGTTCTTGCTGCCCAGGTAGATCCGGCAGCCGTCGGTTTCGAGCGCCAGCGTGCCGATATTGCGTGCCCCCCAGGTCGAGGCGTCTTCGGTGGCGGCAATCGGGTTCTGGACGTAGTTGCCGTAGTTCGGGCTGCCGGGCGTCTGGTCGAGGGTGCTCTGCACGTCGTCTTCAAACGGCCAGCCCGTCGGGTCGGGTCCCATGTTGACGATCTCGATGTAGTGATCGCCTTGCTGGTTGGGGCCTTCGCTCCCGACAAACACCGTCTGGATGCGCAGACCGTAGCCGGAGGCGTCGCCGGGGATATTGCCCATCGGCACCTGGATCGGACCGCTGCCCGGGAGCCCTGCGCCGGGATACCACGGCTTCACTGGTAGCGTGGTTGGCGCGTCGCGGGAGATATACGGCGTGGCGCGATCACCGTCGTTCAGCCGGTCGGTGCTGAAGTCGGCAACGCCATTGCCTTCAAACGGTTCGAGGTCGGGATTTGTCAGGTGTTCGTCTGCCGTCGCGGTGTAGGGGATGACGATTTGCCCGATCTGCTGCGGCACCGTTGGCGTGATGCCCAGGATTTTGGCCTCAGCGCCCGCCGTCGCTTTCCATGTCGTAAAGCCGGGGAACGCCGTCGGTTTCACCGGGTTGAGGTACATCCGGCCACGCGGTATCCAGGATGTCCACTGCTGGAAGACGCTATTCCAATAGCGTGCCTCGTAGTAGAGCGTGGCGTACTGGCGGTGGAGCAGGCTGTTCCAGTCGATGCCATCAATCTCGGACGCGTGGATGATCGCCGGTCCTTCGAGTGAGGCGCTGCGGCGAATCGTGAACGTCTCGTTGGTAATGTCGCGCCACTGGCGCACGGTGGCACCTGCGGCGATTGGCTGCTCAGGACCACCGATGCGCTGCACCCACAGAAACGCGGTGTCGATGGTGTCGCGATAGGTAAACCAGTGTTCGGTGCCGTCGCCGGCGACCACGTTCAACGCGCCGGAGCGGGTCAGGAACGCGGTCGTGTCGGACACGTAGAGGCTGGTTTCGCCGGGGCTGTGTTCCAGCGTCGTGGTTGCTTCCGCCGTGGTAGTGAGGGCGTCGCCCTGCGCCAGTGCAGCGTTCGCCACGAAGTTGGGTGCGCCGCCCAGGTACATGCGGAACTCGGTCCGTTCCCAGTTGGCATCCGACGGCGCGAACGGCGGCCAGAGAGTTGGCACTAGTCGTCCACCAGCTCGCGCAGAACGGCCAGGAGCTTCTTGTTCTCGCCCGTGAGTTTGGTACTGTCGATCGCCGCCAGGGCATCACGGGCGCGGTCCTTGCGGGACTTCGGACGCTCTCGTGGTTGTCCGTCATGCGCTGCCACGATGCGGGCGACTTCGCGCAGATCGACATCATCAGGTAGGCAGAGATCATGCCCATCAATACTGGTGACTGCCACGAGGCCGAGCACCGGATGGGCACGAGGTGCAAGCGCCGGGAGGGTATGCAGTTCGGCGAGCAGTTTGTCGGCGTCAAAGGTGCCACCGATAGGGATACGGGTCATCCGATCCTCACAATCGACAGTTCCGGGTACGCATTGCCGAACGACGGCATGGTGAGGTTGCCCGTTGCGTCATGGGTGCAGAACGCCTCCACAAATCCCGCTGCCGCGAAGGTATAGACGCGGGAAAGAAACACGTCGGTGAGCGCAGCACCGGCAGGAACGCGATGGGTGGTCTGCCCGATGTTGGTGGTGTTGTTGGCGAACAGGCCGATACGGCGGTAGTTACCGGTGGTATCGTTGGGGAAGGACACGTGCAGGGTAATCAGGTAGACCCCGGCGACATCCACGGCGAGTTTGCTATTGGTCGCGTTCCCGTTACTTTTCGTGATGCCTGTCAACGTGCGATTTGTGTTCCATTGCAGCCAGTTGGTTGCGCCGCCGTTCGTCGCGGTTTGGGTGGTGTTGTGGTACACCTGCCCGGCGGTGTTGCTGAAGAACTCCAGTGCCGTACCCGCGCTATTGACGCGCATTTCCTGGAGTGCACTGCCCAGCGCCAACGCCGACACCACCGACGACACTCCGAGTAGGACGCCGGAAAGCCCCGATCCGAGCACCAACTGATCGCTCCCGTTGCGGCCAATCAAGTCGAGGTCGGCGTTCCCCGCCGCGTTCAGGCTCTTGTAAAGCTTGTTGTTACGGATGCGCAGATGCCCGGTGGACAGCAGATTGAGAGCTTCGGTACCGCTGATGTCAAAGAGCAGCTCCGACCCGTCGACGTGGAGCGGAAGATACGCGCCAGCGTAACCGGTGAGATACCCGGACCCCGCCGCGACTCCGAGCTTGATCTGGCCGGTGAGTGGTCCGTCGGTGTTGCCGACCGAAAGCCCGCCCTCAACGAGTAAGTCATCTGATACCGAGGCGTCGTCAGTCGAATCGATATGCTCTGCAACAAGGTCGCCGGTCAGCGTAATGTCTTCGCCTGTCGCCGCCGGGTGCAACAGCTTTGCGCCAGGATCGCCCAGGTCCGGGAAGACGGTCAGGAACTTCGTCATGCTGGCACTCCGAGCACCATGCCGTAGATCGTGGCATCCGTCCCTTCGGCGTTGGTGAACCGGATTCGGATGTAGCGCCCCAGGTGCCGGGCAATGCTGATCTGGATGTCCTCACCGGACGACGCTGACACCGGAATCGATGTGAACTGCCCAGCCGTAAAACTGCTGTTGTGGCAATAATCAATCGTGAGCGTGTACGCCTTGTTGGCGATGACGTAGCCCGATACCCCGGCGTAGTCGAGAATATCGAGCGCAGCCAGGATGACGGTTGTCGTGCTGGCCGTGCCCGTCGTGCCGGCAAAGGTCGCCAGCACTTCGAGTGCACGCGGTGCGGTGGCAACGCTGTAGTCGCTATTGAGCTTGACGGGCTGGGGCACGCCGTCATAGGTGCCGTGGATGAGGGTCCACAGTGCGTTCTTGGTGCCGCCATCAACCGGTGTGCCGTGGATTTCGAGCAGTTCGGCATCGTCGGCGGAGTCGCGGGCCTGGACAATCAGCGGTACGGCGTCGGTCATGCGTCACCACCCATGCGGATGCTGGTCATGGAGTCAACGCCGATTCTTGCTCAAGTTCCATCTTGCGAATCTCCATCTCAACGCCGTAGCGGATGCCTTCCCCCGCGCCGCCCGTGCAGACCGGCGACGTGGCAATACACGAGTAATCGCCCCATTGCTTGGTCGTTTCGAGGGTGAGGGGGTCCAACATGTGACAGCGGATGTAGGCGGCAGCCGCGAGGTTCACACCACCACTCACGGCTTTCAGCAGCGTCCACCCTTCCTCTGGCAGCCAGTCCCAGCGCAGGATGCGCCGCTCCCAGCCGCCATGCTTGGGCACGTCCGAAAGGGCAATCGCCACCCGTTCGGGCAGGATTGGCTCAATCTTGGGCGCGAACCCCTGACTGCTTGAGTAAAACGGGGTATCGAGCAGTGCGATCGATGACGCGATGCTGAACTCAAACGCCACTACCGCCCTCCTGCGCCGACCAGGGCGCTACGGAATTGCTGGACCAACTCCCGGCGGTGCCGGTCGAGTGCTGCGTCCAGTTCGCGCCGGTCGGCTCCCGGCGCGTTGACGGTGCTGTTGAATGTCACATTCGGCGCGGCGGGAGCCGCCATCGCCATGCTTTGTCCGGTCGGGAACACCGTCTCACCGCCACGAAACCGCAGCAGCTCAGGGCCTTCCTCACCCACCCAGTGCAGCCCAGGTGGCGCGTTGGTGGTGCCAGCCGCGAATCCACTACTGCCACCGGTGCCTTTTGCCACGTCTCCCAGGGTACCCAGTGCGCCCATGAGGTCGCCGCGTCCTACCTGACTGGCCAGGGTGCCGAGGGTCTGGAAGTTGCGGATCATTGTCTCGATCGATGGGACGACCCACGCCTGCCAGAACTTCACCAGCTCGTCAAAGGCTTGTTTCGCCAGGTCGACGGCCTTCGGGATGTTCTCGCCCAGCCAGAGGCCGACTTCGCCCAGGATGGGCTTCCCGGTGTTTTCCCAGAACTCGGTAAGCGTGGTCTTGATGCCGAGGAAATCGTTCTCCCAGGCGTGCCGCAGGACCGCCACCGCGAGCGTAATGGCGGCAAAGACGGCAATGACGGGCCAGAGTGCGGCCACCAGCGACACGACGGCCGGAATGAGCACCGACGCGAGCAGGATACCAACGGCAACCGCCACATCCTGCCAGCCGACGAACTGCCCTACCGCGTCCGCGATTGGGCCAACGATGCTGCCGATGGCCGACGCCGCGCCCATGATGAACGTCGCCAGGTCGGTGCCTACCAGTCCTTCCAGCGCATGTTGCACCCGCTCGGCACCATCGGCGGAGCCGGTGAGCACGCCGAACAGGCCAATCAGGCCGGACGTGATGAGCGCGATCTTTTCGGCAGTGTCACCACCAACGTAGAGCGCGAGTGTATTGAAGAACTCGATCCGCTTTTCGGGGTCGCCCTCGGTCAAGAGATTGAGGACCGCGCCAAGGCTGACGCTGATGGCGTCAATCCCAGCACCAACGGCGGGGTCGGCTAATCGGTCGGCAATCCCGCCCAACAGCTCGGACGCCTTATCGAACAGCGGTCCGGTCAACATCCCGGCGGTCTGCATCGCCGTGTCCTGGATCGTGGACCAGAGTCCTGCCCAGGACCGCGACTGCTTGGCCATCAGCCCGCCGAACTTGTCACTCATGCCGGCCACAAGGGCGTCAATCGCGACGTCGGCCTTGATGGAACCTTTTGAGGCCATGTCCATCGCCGTCGGCACATCCACGCCGATCTTCTTGGCGAGCATGTCCCAGGCCGGAATGCCCAGCTCGGCAAGCTGCATCATCTCTTCGGCGGAGACTTTGCCCTTGGCCTGCATCTGGCCGAGTGCCATCGTCACGCGGTCAATCTCGGCCGTACCGCCACCGAGGCCGCTCACCGCGTCACCAATCGCGGTCAGCATCGGCTTGATGCGTTCGGCGGTAAACCCGAACGCCAGCAGTTTCTGCGAGGATTTGATCAGGCCGGGTAGTTCAAACGGGGTCTGTGCCGCGAAGTCCTTCAACTCGGTCATAAAGGCTTTGGCTTGTTCAGCGCCGCCCAGCATCGTCTCGAAGCCGATCATGGCTTGCTGCTGCATGCTGTTGAAGTCGAAGCCGACCTTCACGACGGCGGCACCAATACCGGCAAGGGCGGTCACAATGGCTGCGGTCCCGGCCAGTGCCATCTTCTGGGCACCCGCCAGCCCCGCCTGGAGCCCGGTTTCGTCAGTAACGAGCGAGAGAACCGCCGTGCCGAGGTTGATAGCCACCTAGTCCACCACCTCGATCTGCATGCCCCATTCCGCGAATGTCTGAAGCCGGTGCGCGAATGGCTTCTCTTGTTCTTTGATGCCCAGGATCTGCTTCCAGCGGTCGATCTGCCGCTGGCGGGCGTTCTGGTCGAAGCCGGGATTCGCGACGATCAATTCGTCCACGTGGCGCAGCGAGGCGTAGGCCTCGGCCTTGGCACGGTGGAGGATGAACCCGGCCAGGCGCATCGGCGGGAGCGCCCACCAGTCCACCGGTGAGCCGCCGTACACCATTTGGAGCATCGCTAGCGTCTCCGCCCGGTCTTCGTCACTTTGCCGGAGCCAGCCGGCGGCGACGGAAAGGAGTGGCCCCGGCTGTGCGCTAAAAAAGCGACGACGATTTGCACCATCCCGTCACGGCCAACGCCGCGAATAATTCGTTCCGGTGCGTCCGGCAGGCAGATCCGGGCCGCCTTGACGATGGCCGTTTCCATCTCGACGATGCTGGTCGGCACGTGCGCCGGCACCTCAGTGCTGCCGGTCTGCAAGAGCTTGACGCCCTCGGCGAACCACTGGGCGACGGCCAGGACGTGATCGAGGTCTTCGGCAGGGATACGACCAGCCGACGCGAACGGATACCGGGTCGTCACTTCGTCGTCCTCGATGTCCACGCCGGTTGTTTCAACGCGCCTTGTGGAGAGTGAAAGCATCTCAGCCACGCTTACGCTCCCGGCGCTGCGGTCTGGATTCGGAGTTGCCCGATCCGGTCGGTGCTCGGTGATGTCGGGTCTTCGAGTGCCTGGAACACAAAGGCGATCAGCGCCGGGTCGGACTTCTGGAACTGCGGCTCAACGGTGGTGTTCTGGACGGCATACGGCACGTAGTACTCGAGGGTGCCACCCTGCATTTCCGGCGACGATCCCCGGCAGAGGATGGCAACCGGGCCGAGCTTGGACGCGCCCCGGTACAGGTCAAAGTTGTTGGAGCCGGGAACGCCGGTATCCTGGGCGATCGCGGTCACGCTCTTGTCACCGAGAGACATGGCGTAGTTGGCGGCGTTGAACTCGGCAATCGCCACTTCGACGGTCACGTCCTCTTCGGTGAGGGCGACGGCACGCGGCACGCTGCCCTCGCCGCGCCAGAGTGTGGTGGTGATGGGATGGCCGATCTTTACGCCGCCAGGGGCCTGGTCGCCGTATCCGGCAGAGCCGAGCAGCGTCCAGTCTTCGGTGTCCACCGCGTCGCTGATGTAGGTCGGGCGCGCCGTGCCGGCAGCGGCGGTGTACACGAGCAGGGATCCGTAGATGAGGGTTTCCGGTGCAGTCATCGTGCCCCCTTACAGTGCCGCTGCCGTCTGGATACGGAGTTGGCCGATCCGGTCGGTCGACGGGCTGGACGGGTCTTCGACGGCGCGGAACATGAAGCTGAGTTGCGTGGGGTCGGTCTTGTTGAAGGTCGGTTCGAGGTTGGCTTCCTGCACCGCGTAGGGCACGTAGTACTCAATGACGCCGCCGGCGAACTCCGGCGAGTTGCTGCCACGGATAAGCAGGGCAACGGGGGTGATCTTGCCGGGGCCACGGTAGAAGTCGAAGCCCTTGCTTCCCGGTACGCCGGACGAGGCGCTGACGGTCGTCACGCTTTTGCCTTGCAGGGCCATCGCGTAATTCGCGGCGGTGAGCTCGGCAATCATCACCTCGATGATGAGATCCTCTTCAGTGAGGGCGACGGCACGCGGAGCCGATCCTTCACCACGCCAGATCGACGTCGCGATCGGGTGTCCGACTTTCAGTCCGCCTGGTGCCTGATCGCCCAGACCGCCACTGCCCAGCAGCGTGTAGCTGCCGCCCGGTGCGGTGGTGACCTGGGCAGGCCGCGCCGTTCCACCAGCGGCGGTATAGAGCTGGAGCGAGCCGTACACCAGCGTTTCAGGTGCAACCATCGAAACCTCCTAGGACAGTGATTCGCGACTTGTCGTCACGAGAAACGTGGTCACGGCATACGGCCAATCCGTATCCGGGTCGGTGAGTGACAGCGGCGACAATTCCGGCACCACGCGGTAGACCTTGCCGCCGGTCGCACCACTGCCGATCGATCGTTTGGTGAGCCACGCCAGCGCGTCGTAGACCAGCAAGGCGAGCGAGTAGGCCGCTGCCGGGGTCGCGCCATAACAGGCGATGTCGATCCGCTGGTCGACCGTGCGCAGCCATTCCGTACCGGGGCCACCCATCGGACGCAGGACGATCGCCGCCCGTGGCATGTCGTCCGCTTCTTCCGGTGGGAGCGTCGCACCGAAGATGCGCGTACCCACCAGCGACGTGATGGCCGAGACGGTGAGCAGGTAGGTCCGAACCAGGACGACGGGATCCGGGATGGCTATGGGAAGCCGCCGATCCGGTTCACCCGTGCCGCCAACTTCTTGGGGAAGTTGCGGAAGGCGATGTCTGCTGCCGGCCGCAGAAACGGTTGCGCCCGCATCTTGGACGTGCCCATCTCGACATACAGGGCGTACTCGGTGTTGGCCGAAATCTCGCCCTTGGTGCCGTACTGGTTCCCGACCAGCTTTTCGGCCTTGATGCTGTCACGCAGCCGCCCGGTATCGACCGGAACAAACAGCTTAGCCATCTGGACGGCGTACGCTTGCGCCGCCTTGATTTCCTCACGGGCAGCAGCGCGAATGTCGGCAAGGACGCTATCGCCCCGCCAATCGAGCCGGACGCCCTGGCGCGCCGTCATCGTCATCGCACGTCCTCCAACAAGAGTGCCAGGTGCATCGCCCGGATTTCCTTGCGCGTGATTCGGAAGGGTCCGCCGATGGACGAGCCGTTCTCGTCGCGCACCTGCTGCACCGTGTCCGTTTCGCGAATGTCAGTGCCGAGCGCGACGATCAGCCACAGCTCGGTCACGATGGCCGACACCTGATCGGTGACTTGCTCGCCGCCCGTCTGCTGTGGCACCAGGGCGCACGGCTGGCCCGTCAGGTTGTTCGCGAGGGTGTAAGTGGTGTGGTTCCAGCTGTCGGCCACCGGCGTGCCCGGGCGCTTGGTGTCACAGACGTGAATGAGGGACGCGTCCTGCTCGGCACGCAGGTCCGCCAACTCAGCAAGGGTCGGCAGCATCAGCGTTCGTCCAGCGACGGCTCAAGGAAGTCGAGATTGAGCCGTCCGACGGTCCAGCCGTTCGTGGTGTTGAGGACGCCGGCAGCGATGGCCGCGTCCTTGGCCTGGGCCAGCAGCTCCGCCAGGTTTTTGAAGGACTGACTTCGCTTCTTATCGACAGCCGGTTCCCCGACGCTGATGTCGACGCGGGTCGCGTACATCCGCTGGAAGCGCAGCAGCGCTGTGTAGTCGAGCGCGGCCAGGTAGCCGGTCACGTCGCTGGTGATGTCCGCCGTCGCGATGTCGCCCTCAGCCGTGCCGATTAGCCGGAGCGCGGCATCGATCGGCGTCTTGTACCCGGCAGCGTCATCAGTCGCCGTGACAGTGAGGTCACTCGCGATCGCGGCGAACGTCTCGGACAGGTAGGTGACAGCCTCGGACCGGTTCACTTACTTACGCTTCCCGCCGTCGGGCTTGGGTTTGTTCTGGGAGAGACGCTTATCCGCCGGTGTGCCTTTTGAGGGTTTGCCGCCTAAGGTCGGGGCTAGGGTCGTTGCTGAAAGTGAACCAAACGCCGGACCTGCGAC